GCGCGCTGGAACAGACACCTTATACCTTACCTTAAATGGTAGCGTAGTTGGTTAGTCAATAGCTATGACGTAGGATGCCTACCCAGTTAAAAATATGGGAGACATGAAACGCCTAGCCGCCCTGTGGCGGCTGCTTGCAACCAAAACGCGACTGTCTGCGTACGTCGAGGCCTCCGATGTGGAGACCATAGAACGACGATCGCAGGCTGAAGGGATAACCTTCTTCACCGTAACCCTCCCGGCATTGTACAAAGCGCTGGACGCCGCAACTCGCGGTTCCACCTTTGTTATGCCTGAGGGATTCGTACGGGCTGAAGGTTGTAACTACCCACTACTCCTAGCTAAAGCGTGGAGCCTCATCTTTGATAAAGATGGGACTCTACTACCTACGCGGGAGGTTAATGTGGGGGCTGTAGCTTGTATTCGCCAATTAAGTGCGATGTTCTACAAGCTCGAGCTGCAATACACCAAGGATCAGACCGATAAGGTGCTTCAACGATTCATCCGAACCGAAGAAGACCTTAAAGGACTGGCGCTCTTCCAACTGCCAACGAGGCAGCTGCTTAATCGAGCTAGGAAGACGGTGCACAGACTATTGTCCGGGGTTAACCCGCATGATATACGTCCACGCCATGGTTCAGGATCCAGCTCTTGCAGGGTGATTCCCTGGGAGAGGTATGAGTCTTTTAGGTTCATACCAAGACTGAATAGGGAATTCCCCTACACTCAGTACTTCTTCTATAACATGACTCATCTCTGTGACAACGTGTCACAGTTGCTGAATAGTGTTGTAGCGGATCCTTACGCACGTTGCGTTTTTGTACCCAAGGACTCTCGCGGACCGCGCTTAATAAGTTGCGAACCAAGAGAATTCATGTACATTCAGCAGGGTCTTATGACCCTAATGTACAAAAAGGTAGAAGAACGCAAGGCAATCGCTGGGCAGATCGGTTTTACTGATCAGACCCGGAATCAGCGTTTAGCTAAACAAGGCTCAATTGATGGCCTTTCAGCTTCGCTGGACCTTACAGAAGCATCTGACAAAGTTTCCCTGGAATTGGTAGATTACCTTTTCCCAGATAACTGGGTCAGCGCCCTTAGAGCTTGTCGCTCCAAAGGGACCGAGCTTCCGGATGGGACACTAATGCCCCTCCGCAAATTTGCTCCAATGGGATCAGCATGCTGTTTTCCCGTTGAAGCGATTTGTTTCTGGTCGATTGCGCTCGCGGCAATGCCCCTGGGAGATGATTACTATAATCGTCTTTTCAGGGACCATCTCCGAGCCGATGACGCTGTGTTATCGGTTTTCGGAGACGACATCATTGTACCCACTCGTTTCGTAGAGCGGGTAATTCAGGCACTCGAACTGGTTGGTTTAGAAGTCAACCGGGACAAGAGCTACTGGTCGGGACCCTTTCGGGAGTCCTGCGGCGGCGACTACTTTCTTGGAGTCGACGTTGCGCCGGTGAGGGTTCGCACCCTCCCTGACAGTGATGATAATGCAGCTAAATTCCGTATGGCCAGCACTTTTAACAATATGCTGGATAAGTACGGAACGAAGTACAACGAGTCACTCTTCCACGACCTCTTTGAGGAGTGGTATGGACCCGTGCCCAAATCAAGCAGATTCGCAACTCGCGAGACTGATGATAAGGGACTCCCCTGGGTGATGACGCCGCAAGGCGTTATACAAGGGGGAGTAGGTTCGCCATATAGTGTACAGGCCTTCAACGGCTTAGCACTCAAGAGTGAGTATACCGATGTACCCAACACGTTTCGGAGTCGATGGAACAAACGCCTGCAAAGGCGCGAGTACCGGATTCCGATTCGTTGTCCTATTGACTTTGACGTCAATATAGACCGCTGGGGCCAGGTCCTACGCAGAGAGCTA